ATACTGAAGGATGAAATGGCCAAGCAGCAGCAGGATTATGAGCAGAAAATCAGCGAGCTGACGCACGACCTCTTCACGCTAAGAATTAGGCAATGGCAAGATTCACGAAATAGGCCACCATCGAACAGTGCTCACATTGCTGACGAGCACGTCGACCTGCTGGCTACCATCCTGTGTCTCTATCCATTCACGAGCACGTACGATATTGAGTTTGAGTTTGGCATAAAGGATAGGTACATCCGTTTTGTGAACCAAGTTCTCGGACAGGTTAAATCGCCCGAAGCACGCAAGGCCGCAAGGGACTATCTGAGGCGGCAGGGGTTGGAACTGATTGAAAGGCGTGGCGGCGACCAAGGAAAGCATTATGGCAAGCCCGTTGTGAAGATTACCAGAAACGGGCGAATCATCGATGAATGGGAAAGCCTTAACCATGCAAGCCGTGCAACTGGCATGGCCATTCAGACACTAAGAAGGTATTGCGACGCTAAAAAACGAATTTACACAGAAGGCTACACATTTAGATACAAGGAACTATGAAAAAGATAACTGTACAAACATTGCCCAACGGATATGCGCTGAACTTCGACGGTGACAGGCAGAATGGGTATATGTATTTCAACGTGGATGACCTGCTGAAGGGCTTTATGATTCACATCGGCCTGAACATGACCGAGCAGCTTTCGATGGAGAACATCGACGACTTCCTGGTGGCCGTTATGAATTGGAACGAGACCGGCAAGTGCATCAAGGAACTGAGCAGGATGGAGGAGGAGCTGACGCTGGCTCAAACCAGCCGCAACCGCATAGCCCGTCAGATGATAGACGAGCGCGAGAAGCACCTGGAGTTGGTGAACAACATAAAGGCACTGATAAGGAAACTGGAGAGCTACCCCGACAAGGATATAGCCGAGAGTCTTCGGAAACTGATTTTGAGCAGAAAGGCCATGAAGGCCATCACGATGAGCGGCCTTGGGATTAACGTGAAGGATGAAGAACTTTAAAAATATATAGAAATGGAAGTACAAGGAAAAGTTAAGGCGTTGCTGCCCGAGCAGTCGGGCACGTCATCGAGAACGGGAAATACATGGAAATCGCAGGAGTTCGTGCTGGATTATTTCTGGTGGCCGAATCAGGTGTTCGCCTCGCAGATGGTGCTGAAGATGTTTGGTGAAGAGAGAATTGCCAAATGGAATTTGAGATTGGGCGATGAGGTGAAAGTGAAGTACCACGTCGAGGCTCATTATTGGGACAATCGGTGGTTTAATGAGATTCGGTGCGACGGGATTGAGAAGATAGGAGCATCAGCGGTTGTTGTTGCGGCACAGCAACAACCTACTGCGAACGAGGTGACACAGAAGCAACCCATCGAAGTAAGCTACATTCCGGATATTTACAGCAATAAGCCGAATGAAGCACCCAAAGCACCGGCACCACAACCACAAGCAGAAGCGAAAGCGGATGATCTGCCGTTCTAAACCATAGGGGACTATGAGTGACCAATTACCACAGCCGCTTACGGCTGAAGAATTACGAGCGGAAGAGCTGCGGCCATACTGGTTAGACCCGCGAGAAGACTATCCGGAGCCTTTCTATATGCTCGAATACAATGGGGTGCCCTTCAGTACCATCGGCGGTATTCAGGCCATCAGCGGGCAGAAAAAGAACGGTAAATCGTTCGTGCTGACCCAGCTGATGGCCGCGATACTTGGCAATGGCACGGAGCTTACCGAGCAGTACCTGCCAGGGCTGCGGGTGCCGGAAAGAACAATCGAATACCTCGGCCATGAGCCTTGCGTGCTATACGTGGACACCGAAATGGAGAAACTTAACTCGGCCAAGGTATTGCGGCGCGTTCACTGGCTTTGCGGCTGGGATATGAAGCAGCCTAACCCGCGATTCAGTGTGCTATGGCTGAAGAACATGCCGCGCGATGAAGAGGAGAAGCCGCACATCCGCCGTTGGCGACTGATTAAGGCCGCCATCGAGATGGTCAACCCCGACGTGGTGTTCATTGACGGCATCCGCGATCTGCTCTCGAGTATCAACGACGAGCAGACCGCCGTGGAAATCATCAGCGAGATGACCATGCTGGCAGAGGAAAGGCACATGTGCATTTGGAACGCCTTGCATCAAAACCCGAGGTTTAACTCCGACGGCGAAGACACGAAAATGCGTGGATGGACGGGCACAGAGCTTGGAAACAAGGTGAGCGATACGCTGGTTAGCATCAAGTCGAAGACTGCAAGCGGCGTGACGTTTACCGTGAAGCAACAAGATGCCCGAGGAAAAGACCTTGATGATTGGAAGTTTGAGGTGACCGATGACTCTGGCAACCTTGGAATCCCGAAAATTATCGGCAGCGGCTTCAATCTCCCGAGCAAGAGCAAGGAGGTCGAGGGCGACAATCCCGAAGACATCAAGGCATGGATTAAGGAGGCAGAGAAACAGTACGAGTTCCCGATGAGCCGCAAGGACATCAAGAAGAAAGTGTTTGGTGCCATCGGCGGTCAGAAGAACGACGGGAAGCAGCAGATTGACCTCACCATCGCCATCAACATGAACTACCTGAAGGAATCGACCATCAAGAGCGGCGGTGCCTACATGCTGGAGCCAGCCGATGACCTTCCATTCTGACCTAAACCACGCCACCTCTACCCCTAAAGGGGTAGGTGGGGTTAAACCTTGGTTCAACCCATGTGCATCCGCATGCACCATGCACCATGCCCCCGAATGCCCGGAGGGCGGGGGCAAGGGGCAAGGGGCAAGCGTACACACATGCGCGACGCGCGTACACGCGCACGTTTGGCTTTACACACTCTATTTTATCAACTATGCCGAAAATTCCCGAAGACATCATCCGAAGCATCCTCGACAGGGCCGACATTGTGGCCGTTACGAGCGACTTCCTGACGCTGCACAAGACGGGCGTGAGATATACCGCGCTGTGCCCGTTCCATCCTGATAAGCACACCGGAAACTTCATCGTGTACCCGAAGAAGAACTGCTACAAGTGCTTTGCCTGTGGAGCCAAGGGCGGAGTGGTTGACTTCCTGATGAACTATGCGAAACTGTCATACCCCGATGCCATCCGCTGGTTGGGTAAGAAATATTTTATTGAAACAGACAACATTCCGATGAACTACACACCACCACCACCGCCACCGCCGCCTCCAGCCTTGCCGGTTCTTGAAATTCCGCGCTCATGGGTGAGCAGGACGATGGAGCTGAAGAACACCCTAACCGATTGGCTGTGGGAGGTGAAGTGGGACAACGCCCAGCTGAACCGCATCAGCGAGGCCTTGTGGCTCTATTGCATAGGAGGCTGGAAAGACGGGCGCACGGTGTTCTGGATGATCGACCAGAACGGCATACCGCGAGCAGCCAAGCTGATGCAATACATGGCCGACGGGCACCGCGACAAGTCACGCAACCCTGGCTGGATATACAACCAGGACGGCTGCCGCGAGATATGCAAGCCCGACGAGCACGAGGTGCTGAAGCCGCTGTTCGGCATGCACCTGCTGAAACGCTACCCGAGGGCCACCGTGAAGATAGTGGAATCAGAAAAGACCGCGTTGCTCATGGCGATTGCTTACGGCAACCATGCCGGGCAAGTGTGGATGGCTTGCGGAGGGCTCGAGAACCTGAACCGCGAGAAATTAAAGCCGATTATTGAGCAACGGCGAGACATCATTCTCTATCCTGACCGCGACGGGATTGCAAAATGGAAGGCCAAGGCCGAAAACCTACACTATGACCGCGTGACCGTTGACTGTAAGCCGGTGACGGAATGGTGGAAACCAGAAGACGGAGAGAAGGCCGACATTGCCGACGTGGTGATCCGCATGATTAATAATTCGAAGACGTACAAGACCGCCGAAGAAGTGGTGGCCGATATGCCGAAACTTAAGGCATTGCATGAAAAATTCAATTTAGAAATAGCCAAATGATAGGAGAACAGAAACAACGCGAAGAGGGCGGCACCGTAACGCTATCGGTTAAAATCCCGATATGGATGGCCGACCAGCTGAACGCCATTGCACGCACGCGAGGGGACAACATCAACGCCAACCACCTGCTGGCCTTATGCCTTCAGTTCATCGTCGAGAGCGCGAAGCATAACGGCCCCGTCGCGCCGGAGTTCCAGACGCTGCTAAACATGCTGAAGATGGATGCCGCGTGGTGCAATGCCTTCAACTTCAGCAAGGTCGATGCTCAGATGGATGTGGCTCAGTGCATCCTGGTGCTCCAGCAGCATGACGGGAAGCAGCCGCGCAAGGGGTTCGGTCTGATGATGATTGACAAGCCGTTCATGGGCGACTCCACGTACACCACTTGCGTGGATGACATACTGGAGCGCGTGGCCGAAGTCAGTATGCCGGGACTATACAACCAGCTGCGCCAGGTGGGCATATCGCTGGACAGTCTGAGCATCCGCGAGACCTTAACACTGCTGTGCGACGCGCAACAAGTGGAGAGTCTCAGGCAGTCGGATGCCGAAGAGATGCCAGGCTATGGCAACTATCACGACTACGGCAAGCCCATCGAGTACGGTCAGCGCACGAAACGAAAAAAGCACCGCACACCTGACAGCCTGGCCAACAGTCAGCAGACCATCCGCTTCACCGATGAGGATAAGCTCACGGCACAGGATGAGCTCGACAGCGGCAAAGACATGGACAAAGAAATGGGGTTCCGGCCTATCGGCGGGGAGTGGTAACAACGAATTTAACTAATTAAACAAATAAGGAACTATGATTGAGAAAAAAACAATGTGGTACTATGATTTCGCTTACCCAGAAATCAAGCCAAAAATCGCAAGTGTCTATGTAAACACAGACACAAACAAAGTGGAAGTATATAACACCGAAGGCGATACATACACAGCGACCACAAATGACCGATTCTACAACACGAAAGTGGAGGCATTTGATGCTATGGGTAAGCGCATTCAAGAATTGAAAGACATGATGCCAACCATCAAAGACTACCTGAATGCTCTTTCTAATTGCGATGATGATGAAGGCAAAGTGTTGGGGAACGAATACAATGACTTTCTCGGTGAATATGCTTACAAGGTGAAACTATACCGAAAATACGATTGCACGAGAAAGGAATATAACGACGTGGATACATTGGCCGACCTGTTGACTGACCTTCTACGAACAGGATTTCTCAACGTGAAAGCAGACTCATTCAGGCGTGATGACGTTGAGCAAATCAAATGGGGAAGTGAACATGCAGAGGTTGTGCTGAAGAACGGCAAACTAATCAAAACTTCCAACATTTCTGAGTATTGGCTCCTGGAAAGGGTGTTTGGTAGAAACCACAGCTCTTTCAATTATAAATATCTAAGCAAAGAAGAGGAGTGAATATGACCGACAAGGAAATAATGGACATGGGGCGAAAGCATGGTTTGGCTATGCTGCGCGACCTGAAGGCGCACGATGCTACGACTGGCGAATACATCGGCGTGGCATCGTTTGCGTTCCAGGGGATTATACTCGCTGCCCAGCTGAAGAGTGGGGTGGGAATTGCGGAAATAAGAAAGACATTCAACGAGTGTCTGGACAAATGGCTTGATGACGTAATTGAAAATGACAGATATGGAAACTAAAGAATTATACTTGTACAAATTATCGAAGAGTGGGTTCGGTGCTCCGGCTTATGTGGCTGCCGCTAACCAGCAGGAGGCCGTGAATAAGAAAGGACAAGCATTCGACACAGATGTGAACACTATCACGGTTGAATACGTTGGTGTGGTGACGGTATGAGCTGGAGAGCAAGGAACCCACGGCAGGCGAAGGACAAGCAGACCATCTATAACTCGCGGGAGTGGAGAGAGCTACGCACACGGAAGCTGCGGGCCAATCCACTCTGCGAGCTGTGCCAGCAGAAGGGAATCGTGACGGCTGCCCACCAGGTGCACCACATTCACCCCATCGAGGACTCGCACTCAGTGCAAGAGATGCGCAAGTGGGCATTCATGTACGAGAACCTTCAGAGCCTGTGCGACCAATGCCACGCTGCCATCCACAAAGCCGAGGGCAAAGGCACCAAGGCTCTGACCATCGAACGGGCAAGGCAACGCCACGACCGATGGGCAGACGGTCTCATCAGTCGCTTCACAGCCTCGAAGGGTGAGGGCGAGGGGCATGAGTGACCTCGGGGGGCTCGATTTATCTCGAGGGGGTCAAAGAATCCCAAAT